AGCCTGCAGAACATCCAGGCTCGAAGCCGCCGCTTCGACCTTACCGTCGAGCTCGGTGATATCCGCGGTGTTGGTGGCCACCTGCTGGGCCAGGCCGTTGGCCGTCTCGATCGACTGTCCGATGTCGGCCCAGTAGGTCGCGTTCGGCGGCGAGGCGTTGAGCGGCACCGCCTGCTTCGCTTGATACAGCCGGCTGCCGACCCGCACGATATCGTTCTTCGCGTAGGTCTTCGTCGGGTCGTAGGCCAGCACATCGGTCAGATTGTCGATCTGGTCCTGCAGGCCAGTGATATCGACCTGCATCTGATCGATGTCGGCGAAGAACTGCTCGCCCAGCGCGGACTCGACGTACTCCTTGGTGATCAGTTCGTTGTACTCGCTCGCATCCGTCGAGCTGATACCGTCGACCCAGGCCGACCAGGGGCCGACGTTGCCTGTCCGGTCGATCAGCCGCCCGCGGAAGGCCAGGCGAGCGCCGGCCGCCAGCGAGGTCAGCGTGTGGGTGTCGGTCGGGTACGCGAACAAGCCCAGGGCAGTTGCGTTCTGTTCGCTGCCGCCCGGGGTAACCGACTGTTGGATCTCGGTGTAGGCGGTGTCCGCCGCGCCACTGGCCGGGAATCCCCACTCCAGGCCGATCTTCCACGGTCCGCTGGTGGTACGCAGGAACGCCAGCGCCGGCGGCGCGCCGGTCTTACCGCTGAGTTGGGTCAGGATCGAACTCTTCCAGACCGACGTGATGTCGAAGGCCGACACCGCGCGCACCCGCGCCAGATAGCCACCTGCGTAGATGCCAGTCACATCGACGCTGGTGGTGCCGGTACGCGGCAGGCGGATCCAGTTGCCGCTGTCCTTCTTCCACTCCACGTCGTAGGCCACCGCCCCTTCTACTGCAGGCCAGGCGATGGTCATCGTGCTGACCGCCAACCCCTGATCGAACTGGTAGTGCGAGGTCAGCGTGACGCTCGCCGGCGGCGCCACGGTGGTGATCGGGATAACGCTGATCGGCCGGCTCTCCAACTTGGCACCAGTGTCGATCGCTGAGAACTTCCCGGGCTCGTACTGCAGAGCGGTGATCTCGAAGACACCCCGCTCCGGCTGGCTGACTTTCATCACACGGTAGAGCGGCACCGCCAGGTCGTCGGCATCGAGGGTCCAGACCAATTCCAGTAGCGGGGTCTCGCTGTAGGCTGTCGTCACGGTCACCGCGCGCCCGGCGACCGACTGCACGGATCGCGCCTCAGCCTTACCGCTGGGCAGGTTCAGGAACAGCCGGTCGCCAGCTTTCACCTGGGTGTCGCGATCCAAGGTGATCACTCGGCCAGCAACCGCCGAGATCCTCCCGCCGATCTCCCGTCCAGCCAACAGCGCGTCAGCCACCGGAATCACCCATCCCGGCAGCGGAATCGCCCCGTCCATACCGGTACGGAACGTTACCGTGCGATCCTGGCTGTTGGTCAGGATCGCCCATTTTCCGCGCCGCTGGGCCTCACTCTCGCGGGTGCAGCCAATGGCTGCCACCTCGACCGGGTTGTCGCCGTAACGCCGCTGCAGGCGCTTATCGGTGGCCACAGCCACGTCGGTGTCGTAGTTGTTCGCCGGATTGTCGTAGCTGACCAAGGCACGGCTGTAGCGAGTGCGCTCACTGGCCGAGCCGTAGCTGAAGCGGCCGTCGATGACATTGGCCCGGGTGTAGGCGAAATCGACGTCGGTGGCGCGCGGAATATCCGCCTGGATCTTCAGTTGGCCCTGGGCCCAGTACGCCATGCCGCGGTAGATAGCGGTTAGGTCGCGCAGCAGCTCCCAGGCCCCGGCGCGGCTTTGCAGGTTCAGGTTGCAGGTGTGTCGCGGCTCCTGGCCGCCCTTTCCGTCCGGCACCAACTGGTCGCAGTACTGGGAAATCCGGTACATCTCCCAACGGTCTACCATCCAGGCCTTGATGCGTTTACCCACACCGAAACGATCATTGGTCACGATGTCGTAGGTGTGCCAGACCGGGTTGTCGGTCCAGGCCTGTTTCATCGTGCCGTCCCAGATGCCGAGGTAGGCCCGGGTCTCCGGATCGTAGTTGCTCGGCACTTGGACCTTCCGCCCGCGGCAGTCGACTGTGACAGCCGGAATGTTGCTGAACTGCTCTGCGCTGAACTCGACATACAGCAGGGCCGTGTTCGGGTAGCGCAGCTTCGCGTCGATCACCTCGGTGTAGCCGGCGATCAGCATGGTGTCGGCGATACGGTTGTTGTTCTGGTTCGGCGTCAGGCGCCGCACGCGCAACTGCCAGCCACTGGTGGCCGCCGGCAGGTCGATCCGGCGGGAGCGCTCGTAACGGGTGGTGGTCTTGCCATCGACGGCCTCGCGCAGCACCTCCTGGTAGGCGCCGCCGTCGGTGGCCAGATCTACGGCGTATTCGATCCGGCACCCGCCGATGTTGCCGTTGGTGTCCTGCTGCTGGAGCGCCGGCCAGGCGAAGCGCAGGCGCACTGCGGAAAGTTGGGTATTGCTCAGCGAGCGCACCCAGGGCGTATCGCTGCGCAACTCGACGTTGACGCTGGTTTCGTTCTCAACGGCAGGGATGCCCGGGATGTAGTCCTGGTCCACCGCCCCCGCGCGCCACTCCCACTTAACGTTTGGGAAGTTCAGGTTACCGCTCGGGTCCATCAGCGGGGTGTTGTCGAGGTAGATGTCGCGCTCGCTCGGAACGCCGGCGAACTCGCCCTCGCCCACGGCGAGCAGAATCTTGGCCATCGCGACCGAGCGCAGGCTGTCGGGTGCCTCGACCGGCTGTTTCGGTTTGCTACTGCCGCCCTTGCGGCCGGCCAGGTGCTGGTGAACTGCGCCCATGCTTTCCTCCGGGCATGAAATAGCCCGCACATAAGCGGGCTATCTAAAGTGCTAGTAGAAATTCACTTAGCGGGTTTATCTATATAAATTGGAAATTCAACTTCACTTTCAAGGAATGAAAATCATGAGCAACCAAGAGAAGGCCTCACGATCACATTGGATTGAGTGGTGCGCCCTGATCACTTCAATAACTGCCGTAACCCTAAGCGCATATCAAGCCTATACCCTTAAGGAACACAACTACATAAGCGTCGAACCAAGAGTAAACTCATACCTATCCCTTAAAGATGATTACAAAATGATAATATTCAATAACGGACTAGGGCCAGCATATATAGACAAAGTAACATTCTACGAGAATGGCAAGGAAATAGATGGAAACATTCTACACGCACTAGCTAAACAAGGAGTATCCCCATACTGCGCAATTGCCGGAATGCCTCGCCCCAACGACTCACTAAAAACAGGGGAGGAAATCGTCCTTGTAGATATCCACGACAACAAAGAGTGCACGACCTCAAGGCTTATATTCACAACATTACAGCCGCCAAACACAAGCTTCGACTATCAAATAGACTTCAGATCTATATATGGCAAAAAAATTCTCTTACAGATACTCTCTAAACAAGCAAGAAAACATTCCTAATTAAATTTTGTCTTCCGAATAAATCGACGCCGAGATAATCGCCCCACCCCAGCGGCGCTTCCCGTAGCAGATCGGTACCGGGTTCCCGCTGGCGGTGGTATTTCTAGCGCTGCCGAAGGCGTAGCTGGGCTGGTTCTCCGGCGCCGCGCTCTGCTTCAGGCCCTGGGCCAGGGGGCTGAGCATTTGGATGACGCCGCCTGCAACCATCCCTATCCCTGCAGGCAGCGCATACGGGGCTATGACGGGAAAAGCGTAGGAAGCAGCGATCAGCACAGCCCCGACTATCGTCTGCACCAACCCGCCACGCTTCCGGCCACGCATGACCGGAGCAATGCGAATTTCCTCGGCGCCCCCGTACTGCAGCTCATCTTGGGAAATGTTCCGTTTCCCACGGAATACAGCGAACTCCATACCTCGCAGGTGAGCATTGGCGAGGAAGCGCTCGAGGCCAGGAATCTGCACGCACAGGGCCTTGATCGCTTCCGCAGTCGACCCGACGAGCATACGGTACTCCCGACCGAACTGCCGGAGCGCGCCGTAGAGTTTGATGGTGGTCATCGGAGTGTGGTGCGCTGCGGTGGTCATGCGTTTCTCCAGGTAATAAAAAACCGCCCGGAGGCGGTTTATGCGATTATTCATTCCTTCCGTATGAAGGATGATCGGCCGTACTTCGCCTCATAATCAGCAGCCAGTTTCTGGCATACCGACTTAGCGAAACGCCTAGCCGACATGTCTAAAAGTCGATCATCAACATCTTTCCAGCACAAATCGATAGCTACTCGAGCCCTATCCTTATCCCTGGACTCAGGGGTCTCTGTGCTTTCTAGAACTGCACCAAGAATTAGGAGAGCCACCAGAGCACCTATTGGTAGCAGCACTAAACAGATCAGGACTTTTTTTTGCTGCCCCCATAGTGGGCTTTTTAGGATGTTGCAGTAGCCCTACTTCCTCATTAAGTGCTTCGCCACAGTACCTGCACTTGATTGCCTCACCCTTGATTATTTCAGCGCAGAATGGGCATTTTTTTCTCGTCAGCTTCCATACGACTCTCCACAACAAGGATGGCACAGGATAGCAAACAGCCAGCAGCAAAACCCACCACAAGGCCGGGTTCAGGCGTCCGAAGGACAGGTCACTCGCGCTGCCTCATCCGTCGCTTGAGCAAACCTGAAAACCTTGTCCGCGATGACAGGATGATTGCCGGGAGTCGAGTCCATCGACTTGATTAGGTCACGATGGCTGCGAGCACAAGCATCGTTAGGAGGCGGGAAGTACCAAACCCGGCTAAACACCGGGCTTTTCATGGGAACCAGATGCAAAAAGCCCAGCGCGGGGCTGGGCTCTATACTGCTGGTTAGCCTTCGTACTGGAAGATCCATTGCATCTTGCAATCATTCCCGCTAATGCTGTCAGGATCCGGATCCTTCAACGAGACTTTGTTCCAGATAGGATGGCTTGCGTCTCCTAATGGCCATGAGTGACGACAAGAATTGGAACCAGCTGCCGGATTATCCCAATATACTTTGAACGACATTTTCATATTCTGGGGACCGGCATTCTTATAATCACCACATATCAGATACTCAACCCATCCTTCAGTGCCAACCGCTAAACCGTTTGACTCAGCCCCCCAGGCAACGGCTTGGCCTGGAGCGATAGACTCTGGCGGTAGAGACCCACCCATCCAATTACTATGCTCCAAGCTGTGCTTGAATAATACAAAACTATATGGACTTCTATTAACAAGCGTTATTTTTTACAGACCTAAAAAGCGCTAGACTTAAAGTTGACGATATTAGCAAATTTATCATCAACCTTAATATCTTCTGAAGCAAGACTGTTACTAACTGAGTTAAATGATTCCAGAGCTGACGAAGAAAATTCCTCAGATATCAACTCTTCAGGTGAAAACTCTCTGTGAGGAACTACTCCACCGCCAAAAACATTGTTAATCCAGACCATCGCACGAGCATAACGGAGCTCATCTTCTGAGTTCGACATAGCGCCTCCCTTTCCTTAGTTGGCAAGTACCGTATGAACAACAGCATAGGGAGATTAGCAGAGATTTTTAGGCGCAACCCATTATCGCTGCCTGTCCACCCATCTACCCTGGACGGAAAGCCAGTACATGGCCTGGGTCTGGGCGTAGTAGCGTTGTGCCTCCCAACGAACCGCCCCGGACCGTTGCCGGAAAGCCCATGGACTGGGGCGATCAAGACCTAGGAGGTCAAATGGTCAAGCATCTATTCATTCCTCATAACCTGAGCGAAGACTTTGACAAGGAAAAAGCTGCCGCAATTCGTCGATCGTTTGATGCAGACGATGCGGAGATGCTGCTTTCTGCGCCCACCACTAACACGGTTTCCAGCATCGAAGGCAATAAGTATTCGGGCATAGTGAAGCATCACTTTGAACGTAATGACAGCCCGGTCCATTACGAATACCGGCCAGATGCTGAACAGGGCTCGAAATTCATAATCACCAAAGACAACCGTGACTGATGGAACGAGGTTGAAATGGGAATCAGAAGTCTTGTGCAAAATCTCCCCAAAGACCCCGACAATCTTGGATGGGTTCTGGGCTGGGCAGTTGTCCAAAGCTCTCCTTGGAGGTTCGTGGATATTTACGCCTCTGAAGCCACTGCCCTAGCGGAAGCTGCGTCACGTGGCGTCGGGTTCGCAGTCGAGTACGGCTCGCATCAGGTGGGCACCGATAACTTCGTCGGCGGCCTCACCCCTCCGACAGATTAATCCGAGCCTCCTTCGGCTCTACCAACGAGAAGCCGAAGGAGCACTGTCCTGACTTCAGAACTGCCGTGAGGCCGGGCTCGCCGCAAACTAAACGGCGATAACCCGGACCTCCGCTGACCTTGCCAATGAGTCGCTCTACTCGCACCATCTGGGACTCCTTCTGCAGCGCAATTTCTGCAGATCCCAGTAAGTTAAAAATGCGCAGCTCGTAGACTTCACACATGACATCCTCCTGCGGCCAGGCCGCTCAGCTTGTTCTTGAGTCTTTGTGGCGCAGCACTAGGCGAGCCCGCTCGTGCCAGTTACCGCCGTAGACGATGATCTCGCTGGGCTTTCCGTACAGGTGGTGCAACAGGAACGGGCCAGCGCCGAAAACTTTGGTCTCCTCGCCCGGCAGCGACGGATCGTCGCCCAGGTAGATCCCGGCGTGGTTCGGATGCGCGGTGCGCCCCACCGCCATCACGATCATGTCGCCGCGCTGCGGCCGATCCACCCGGACGAATCCTGCAGCCTCGAACTGCTGCTCGTAGAGGCTCGGACCGTCTGCCCGCTCCCACCAGCCATCGGCACGCTCGAAGTGCGGGAACTCGATGCCCCACTCCCTCTGGTACCAGTCCGAGCAGACCTGCCAGCAGTCCTGCACCCCATGCACGAAGGCGCGCCCGAGCAGCGACACCTGGTCGACGGGCTCGATGGTACGCAAGTCGCCCTCCGGCCAACTCAGGATGTGCCATGTCAGGCCCGAGGCGTTGCACATAGCGACGTCTGCGGCACTCGGTCGGCTGGTGGCATCGGGATGGCTGTGCACCACGGCGACGATCTCGCCCTGGTCCTCTGCCTCGGCATACGCCTCCGGTGCGATGCGGAACTCTTCGCCGGCGTCGGCAGCGGTGTTTTCGCAGGGAACGTATCGCTGGCTCCGGCCAGAACGGATGATCAGTCCGCAGCACTCGCGCGGATACTCTGCCGCGGCATGCTTCTGCACGGCAGACAGGATGTGCTTGAGCATGGTCAGCTCCTGGCGATGATCGAGACGGCAGGGAAGCCGCCGAAGGGCAGTTGGTTCCCTTCACCGAAGCGCGGGATGCAACCGGTGCCCAGGCAGCCATCACACTCGTCCCGGGCTGGATCATCGGTGGGGTTGCCGTCGATGTCGAAGTACGGGCCGGTGTAGCCGCAGTCGGGCCCGCGGTACCCGCCCGTCATCGCCCAGTGGCAAAGGGTGGTCATCTGCCGGCCGACCTGCTCGCCGCCAACGTCACCTGGCGAGGCCAGTTCCCAAGCCACGTACTGGCCGTCCTCGTTGGTTTTCTGGTCCAAGTACCAGATTTCGACGATCTCCTGGGAGGGATCAGCGTCGGGATTGCCGCCTGGGAAGTTCGCCGCGTCCAGGTATTTCGCCAGCGTCGTCCGGATGGTGAGGCGGAACTGGAGCAGGTCCTCGAACGCCAGACAGAGCGCCGTAATCCGGCCATTGACGTTGCCGGCGGTGAAGCTCGGCCGCGCCGCAGTACCATCGCTGTTGGCCTCGATGCCCTCGATCTGCACGGGCCAGGCCGCGTATTCGTGTCCCTGCCACCAGATCGATTTCGCCGGCAACTGGTCGGCGTTGGCGCCGGCAGCGGCCAGTTCCTGCGGACTGTGCGGGATAGCGTGACCGTGGAACCGGACCACGTCGGCGCCGAAGTCGCTGCCGTCGAGCTCGAACAGCACGACCTCGCCGCCCGGCTCCAGCTTCTGGATATCGGTGATCAGTGTCATGGATGGAATGCCTGTTCAAAGGTCGCGGTCAGCCGGTAGACCCGGCCGCCGAGGTTGACGGGCCGGTAGCCCGCACAGGTGTAGAAGCCCAGGCCGCCCAGGGGCGGCGTCCAGAGAAATGCACGCGCTCCGGTGTGGCGGTCCAGGAAGTCCATCACGGCCTTGATGGTCGCCGCCGGCCCGGTGATGGACACCGGCCAGCTCTGGGACTTGCTGTTCAGACCTTCGCTCACCAACTGCTTGTAGCCGTCACCGAATTGCGCGGACCTGGTGGCGAAGGTTATGTCGCCCTCGCCACCGCTCTCGGTGGCCCAAGTGAAGGTTTCGATTGCCATGTGCTCTACCCGTTGATGGCCCGGCCGATCGCACCGTCACGCCGCAGATCCCGCGCCAGGAGTTGTCGGTATTTCTGCTCGACGAACGTCCCGATGTCGCGACCGAACTGGTCCAGGCCAGGCTGGCTGCTGGAGACGTTGGCCGAACCATCCGAGGCAATGTTCACCTCGACGTTGATCTGCGAACCGCCGCCGCCCATAGCGCGCACACCGAGGGCGCCGGATGAGGTTCTGGTCAGCGGCATCACTGCCTCTGGCCCCGCTTCGCCCATCACACCCAGGCGGCCGCCGCTCATGCCGAACGCGGTTGGCGTGCTGACCACGCTGTTGGTGAAGGCCCCGCCGGTGGCGAACATGTGCACGCCTCCGGCGAACGCGCCACCGTTGGCGAACAGCCCACTGTTGCTCACCAGGTTGTCGACGCCCGACTGCACGGCAGCGTTTCCACCGCCGAAGAAGCCGCCGAAGAGGGACGAAAGGGCCTGCGAAGCAGCGGCGCGCGTTGCAATCCGCGCCATGTCGGCCAGGATGCTCTTGGCGAAGTCGGAGAACGACAACTTGCCGGTCGTGGCGAAGGTAGCGACTGCATCCTCCATAGCGCGGAAGGCGTTGGTGAACAGGTCATGTGTCTGCCCTGCGACATTCCTGGCGCTTTCGAGATAGTCGTTCCAGGCTCCGCTCGCTCCGTTGCTCCAGTCTGACTGGGCAGCGGTCATCTGGTCGTAGTTGCTGACCACGGTGTCTCGCAGGTCCTGATGCGCCCTTCTGAGCGCGGCCAGACGTTTCTCGTACTCCTCGTCCGACATTTGCCGACTGGGATCGGAGCGCTGGTTCTCCAGGTCCATCAGTTGCTGGTTGTAGCGGTCGTCGAGACTGTTCAACTGCTCGAAGCGGGACCGCTCTCGTCCGCCCATGCTGACACCGGCCGCAGCGCGCTCGCCCTCCAGGCGCAACGCATCGACCTGCGCCTGTAGCGCCTGCGTATAGCGCTGCACTGACTGCTCCTGTCGCCGTAGCCGCCCCTGCTCGCTGAGTTCGATCTGGTTGAGCTGTGAATCGGCGTCCTGCTGCGCCTTGACCAGCGCCGTCCTGGCGTCGGCGATCTTCTGGTCGAGTTGGATTCGCTGAGCAGCCGAGGTTCCTTGCTTCGCCTTGGCAGCCTCCAGCGCTGCGATCTCACGCTCGTAGGCATGGGTTACCTCATCCCGCTCCTGCTGGATGATCGAGATGCGCTGCTGCGCGTAGCTTTCCGCGCTGATCACGCCTGCGCGTTGGGATGCCTCCAATTCCTCTTGCGCGTTACGGTAGGTCGCGGTGATCTCGGCCAAGCTGTTCTTCGCAGCGTTGGCCGCGCCCGGGGGCGCCTGGACGTGTTCCGTTTCGACTTGCACCTGGAGCGCCAGCGCCGGTTCAGCGAACGCACGTTCGGGCCAGGATCGCGCGCCGCCGGCGTCATCGACCACATCCGCAAGGAACTGCGCGAGATCGAGGAGAACCCCGACGACCTGGCCGAGTGGATCGACGTCGTGATCCTGGCCCTGGACGGAGCCTGGCGCTCCGGCGCAACCCCGGCGCAGATCATCGACGCCCTGGTCGCCAAGCAGACGAAGAACGAGGCGCGCACCTGGCCGGACTGGCGCACGGCGCCGGCCGACAGGGCAATCGAGCATGACCGAGCGGACGAGCCGGTCGACGACAACACCTACTTCGTCATGCGCAACGCCGGCGGCGCCGTGTTCGTGAAGCACGGCCCGTTCTTCGTGAGCCAGGGCGGCCTGACGGAGGACTGGGGGAAGAACTGGAAGCGCATCAGGGCCGGCAGCCTCAAGCATGCCCGCCAGGTCGGGGAGGAGTTGCTGCCGTGACCCAGCGCATCTACCTCGCAGGCCCCATGACTGGCCTGCCCGAACACAACTTCCCCGCGTTCCACGCCGAAGCCGCGCGCCTGCGAGGCCACGGGTACCAGGTCGAGAACCCCGCCGAGCACGGCGAGATTCCGGGCTTCGAGTGGGCCGACTACCTGCGGCTCGACCTGCAGAAGCTGCTCACCTGCCAGGCAATCGCTCTGCTGCCCGGCTGGATGGACTCGAAGGGCGCCAGGCTGGAGTTCACCGTAGCCACCAATCTGGGAATGCGCGCTCTGCACGCGGAGCACATCACCGGCTCCTGCGGAGGATGCGCCATGACGACCTCTTCTACCTGCAAGACAGCCGCAGCAACGTCGGGAGCCGAGCAACGTTCTGGCGCGCCGGCGGCGGCTACACCACCAACCTCGACGAAGCCGAGACGTTCACCAGCGCCCATGCCGTTCGGCAGTACAAGTGCCGGGAAACCGATCTGCCCTGGCCGGTCGACTACGTGCGCGCCCGGGCCGAGTACGGCGTCGATCACCAGGACCTGGACCTGTCCCGGACGCAGGCACTCGCCGGCGCGCCGGCGGACGACCGCATCTACGTCGCCTACGACAGGGACTGGGACGGCAACTGCCTGGTCTGGGTACCCGAGGCCGCCGGCCGGACATCCAACCTGGCCGCCGCACGGACCTGGCCGCTCGACCACGCCGGCATACTCACCGCGCGCGGGCGCGCGCCCTGGCCGAAGTCCTACATCGACCAGCATGCCAGGCCTGTTGCTGTGGCGGCCTCCCTCAACCACAAGCAGGCCCTCCGGCTCTTCGGCCTGAAGCTACCCAAGCCGGAGCACCAGGGCCAGCGCCGCCTGAGCTACAGCACCAGGCTGAATTGCAGCGGCTGCGGACGCTTCATCACAGAGCATCAGCGCTTCGACGACTGCCCCAACTGCGGGGCAAGGAATGCACCATGACCAGATCCAATGCGCCGCTGGTGCAGAGCGAGGCCGAACTCTGCGCAGCGTTCATCGACGAGTTCAACCGAGTCCCCGGCAGGCTGGACAAGAGCGCCCAGCCCACCCTCTTCACCTGAGCCAACCATGCCCAACTACTACCCCAAGGGCGGGCGCTGCCGCGCCTGCGAGCGACGCCTGGACGACTGTTCGAGCCTCGACTTCAGCGCCATGCCGGTCCACCGCCGTGACGGCCCCGACGTGATCGTCATCTGCACCGAGTTTCGACAGACAGCCCGCAGACCAATGGATAGGTCTGCGCAACCGGAGACACCGCAATGTCCTCTACCCAACACCAACTGATCGAGCAGTGCGCCACCCGCCTGCGCGGCATCGTCGAAGCCCTGGACAACATCCACGACAGCACCCCGCACCCCGCACCCCGCACCGCTGGTCGACGGACCTCGACGACGTTCACTCCTCAGCCGAGAGCCTGCTGGCCCTGATCAAGGACCAGGCGCCGGCTCGATCGGAAGCCAGCTTCGAAGAGTGGCTGGCCAACGAACTCGAGGGCGAGGACGGCCAGCCTGTTCCGGCTGCGGTATGCGACATTGCCCTAGCCCGTCGAGCATTCAACCATTGGCCCAAGCTGGAACATCCAGCCAAGGTCTGTGGCGTCCGCTTCAGCGCTGGCGTGTCGTCGCGGCTGGTAGTCGAAGCCGCCCAGCGGCTGAACGAGTTCGAGTCCACTCCGGAGCAAGAGGCGGAGCGGCCGGAGGTTGTGGCGTACCGGACTATCGGGCGACATACAAAGCACCAGCATCCCCACTACGCACTGAACTACTACAAGCAGAACGCGGAAGATCAAGCTGCCCACTGGCGTGAGCGCGGCTGCGAGGTGAGCGAGGACGAACTGATGACCGTCGCCCAGCATGAGCGCATCGTCGGGGCGCTGCGGGCTGAGCGTGACGGGGCGATCAAACTACTCGGGCAGAGCGTCTGGCAGAAGATTGAACGGCTAACGCAAGAGCGCGACGCCGCCCTGGCCAGGGTCGAACAGCAAGAACGCACCATCGCCGGCATAAACGAGGCGCATGCGAAGTTGGCGGGTTTGTATGAAGCCGCCCAGGCTCAGCACAGCGCGGGCTATGCCGAAGCTCGCCAGTGCGTGAACTGCCGGCACATCGGTATCAACGACGCCGCCGACTACGCCGCTTGCCACGATTGCCGATGGACTGGACCGGAACCCGATGAGGACAAGTGCCCAGGTTGCGCGGGCGAGAACTGCATGGCGGCAGCTTGCCCAGAATGTGGGGGCCGTTACGAGCTGGTCGCTGAGGCGAAAATCTCCACCCCAGCCGCCCAGGCTGGGCAGATGCCGCAGGCATGGCTCGACGTGCAGGCAGAGCGCCGCCGGCAGATCACCGCCGAGGGATGGACGCCGGAGCACGACGACGAGCACAGCCACGGCCAGATTGCCCGCGCCGCCGCCTGCTACGCCCTGGCCGGCTCCAGCGCTCCGAATGATGGAACCGCAGCCCTGTTGGTGTCGCTGGCATGGCCGTGGGACCAGCAGTGGTGGAAGCCGACCAGCGCGCGCCGCGATCTGATCAAGGCCGGTGCACTGATCCTGGCCGAGATCGAGCGCCTGGACCGCGCCGCGCCCGGCAAGGAGGTAGGTCATGAGTAAGGTGAAGCGCTTGAATTTCACCGTTGACCAGTTCGAGAGCGTTGTTCCGTATGCGTCAGAGCATGGCCAGTACGCCAGATATGCCGACTACGCCAAGCTCGAAGCCGAGGCCCAGGCGCTAATGGAGGAAGTCGCAGCACTGCGCGCAAGGGTGGCTGTTGTGCCGGATGGGTACGCGCTTGTTCCGGTTGAGCCAACGCGGGAGATGTTCATTGCCATCAACAAGGAGGACGACAAGGCCTATGCCGGTGGCTGTCATCACGGCGCACAGTTTGAATGGCTGTGGGCTGCTGCGATTGAAGCCGCTCCCCGCCCCAACGGCCTGACGGTCAGCGAATCAGCGCTCGACACGCTGCGAAAGGCCGCGTCAGGAGAGGTCAAGCACCTGAACAACGGACTGTGCCCTGATGACATTGAGGGGCACGAAGCGCGCGATCCGGACTGCCCGGTATGCAGAGCGCTGATCGAGACGGGAAAGGAGAGCGACAATGTCTGAACTAAAACTGGGACTGGTGGAGATATTCCCGATCGTTCGCACGCTGGCGGCCTGGCAGGCGGGGTGCTTCGGATGAAGCAGAAACCAGGCATCGCACTTCCCCGCTGGCTCCTTCGCACAACCACGATGCAGATGCACAGCGTCGACGTGGTACTGGTCATGGCCCTGGTGCTCCAGCACCACGGTACGGCCGACGCTGTTCGCCGCGCCGCCGGTCAGCTTCGCGACAGAGTATGTGCCGAGCACCGGCCCAAGATGACCGCGCTCATGCGCATGCAAGACGACGTGGCGGCGCTGCAGGTGGCGCTCAACATCGTCCAGCGCGCCACCGACGCCCTGGGCATCCTGGCGGGAAAGCCGTTTCCGGCCAGACCTTCGCCCAGCGAAAGCCCACCGGATCAGGGGCACATGCCCGCCAAGGCTGGTCCCGTCACCGGTGAGCCGGTACATCCTACCTGAAATCATCCATGCCCGCGGCCCAACGGAAAGGGTCGCGGAACAGCCCGGCCGGAGAGCTGGGATAGGTAACGCCCAATGAACACCCTGTTTCTGTTGATGGCTCAGTACGATGGCGCCGCCATCATTCCCCTCGAACGCGTCTGCGCCGACTACTTCAGCCACCTGACCCCCGAGAAAATGAAGATGAAGGTAGCGGCCGGCGAAATCGACTTGCCGCTGGTACGCATGGAGAACAGCCAGAAGTCTGCGCGTGGCGTACACCTGACGGACCTGGCGAACTACCTTGACGAACGGCACAGAACGGCGAAGGAGGAGCACGAAAAGCTCATGGGGCGCAGAACCCTGCGCCGTGCATCCTAACCCTCCCGCCTACCGGGCCTCGATCGTGGGGCCCTCTATTATCTGCTCCAACCACGGCCAGTCTTCGTACTTGTCGCCGTTCCCTCTCAGATGCGTGTATCGCCGCATCGAATTCCAGTCCCGGTGGCCCGAGACGCTGGCCACGCGCGGAATATCCCATCCGATCTCGAAAAGCCGACTGATGCCGTCATGGCGCAGGTCGTGAAAGTGGAGATCATCGATCTCCAAGAAGCTGCAAGCCCTGGTAAACGAAGCGCTGACCGACTTCGCGTTATAGGGGAACACGAACTCCTCGCGCCGGGGCATCGAATGCAAAATTCGCCATGCCTGATCTGGCAGGTGGCACCAGACATCATTCCCGTATTTCTGGCCCGGATTCTTCATGTCGGTGATCAGCACTGCCTGGCGTGCTTCGTCGATGGCGTCCCAGCGGATCCGGGTGATCTCTTCCTGGCGGCGCGTTGAGAAAATCGCAAAGCCGATCATCCGAACCATGTCGATCTGCTGCTTGCGACGCTCCCGCATTTCAACGAAGTAGGCAAGGATGGTGTCAAGCTCCTCCAAAGTTGGGCGCCTGTCCCGCTCGTTGCTCCTGGAAACCCCTCCCATCTTGCGCAGAACGCGCCTGGCGTCGGCCATGGCCACCGGATCCACCTCGTAGCCCCATGCTGGGCGCGCAACCGTCAAGACGGCACCGAGGTGAGAAAGATCGTTGCCTACAGTCTGCGGCTGCACGCCGCCCTTCTCGATGCGATCCATTGCGTACTCGACCAACACCTGGGAAGTCAGGTCCCGGTCGACCACATCCCCCAGCCATGTCGCAGCTATCGCCTGGAGCGTCGCCTCCTTAGTCCTGCCCAACGGTCGCAGTTTCCCGTACTCCTCAAGATACTGCTTGATCATTTCCCGTACAGTGACGCCCTTGCGATTGGCTCGCTCGATCGCGCCTGGCGCTGCCAACTCTGCCTCTCGGCGCTTCAGCCAGTTCTGGGCCGCCGCCTTCCGGTCGAACGTCTGGCTTTCCTGATAAACTGCCTTCCCCTGTCGCATGATGCGGATCTGAGCCGTAAAAGCTGCGGCCCCATCCTTGCGCTTCCTTTGAGTAATCGTCCCCAT